GTGTTGTTAGCCCAAGAATAATCAGCCCAATATGATGTACTTCCACCTCCAATTTTTGCCGGGAAAATATCGAAGTTATCACCCGCCATAATTTCTTGTACATATCCACTTGTTGTTATACGGGTTGCTTGTCGGTATTCCCCGTTAGGGTGAGTCGATACTTCAGCAGTAGTCGGAAGTCGGTTGCCTTTATAAATGAATATTTCGGTTCCGTCTTGTGTATCATTGGCAGAGTTTCCACAATATACCCCTTGTATATCTTCCCATTGCCATCCATAAGGGTCTTCAATACCCATCATGTTCACGCGGGAACAATTCACGCCTGTGTTACTTCCATTTACAACAGAAATGCCAATCTTTCCCCAGTTATCACCAAGACTCTTTGTTGCTCCGGTTTTCAATGATGCCGCAGCACCCCATAAATCCAAACTTGAACTGCCACCTACTCCATAACCTAAATTTGCTTGAATATTGGTATCTCCATATTCAGACAAGCCCAGCATCATAATAAGTTTACGTTGATCGTAGTCAGTCAATCCCCAATCTTTACCATTCACTTGTGCAGCATTCCAAAAGGCATTGATAGTCTTACTTCCCGCCGGAGCTACCCCGGAACGAGAAACAAGCGAACTACCTGACATAGAACCTTTATACGCACCGATACAGTTATATTGCCCACCATTGGCACCGCCGATATAATGTCCTCCGATTGGATACATGCTTAACCATAAATAGGGTATTCCGCTTACACTGTCAGTCTTAACTAAAAAGTATAAACGCGGAGAAATGAACATTACATGTCCTTTGGATTCATCGAGTGCAGTACCATCGGCAAATACCCCTGAATTATTCGGAGATAGTTTAGAGGCTTTCCCGGCGTTATTAACGAGATAACGCCCACTCATTCGTTTATATTCAGCCCATGCAGCCGTATTTCCTACAACTCCATACGCAGTACTACTCTGAACCTTATGCTTTAAAGGGATGCCCCATGCGACTTGTCGCAGGAGTTGTTCATTACCTGTATTAATTGCGTTCATCAGATTCTCCAATGAAATACGGCGAACATTACCGTCAATCTCAACAAGTACACTATTGCTTCTTAGCATAGATTGTACCGTGGTTTCACTTCCTAAAGTTTTTGATGCCATAATTTTGTATTTGATTAATTATTAATTGAAGTTACATTCTGCAACTACATCTACGTCATACAGATTACCATTACGATCTGTTTCAGTTGTTGTTACTGATATGCTGTTTGTAGATGATGATTTCAGACTCTTCCAGTTTTCCTTATCCATTATATTCATTGTCCATGCAGCAGACGAAGGGGAATATGTCGCTCCGGTAGTCATATTGACAATTTTTGCACTAACAGTCACCGGGCTACCTGTATCCACCTCTTTATTGGCTGAAGAAATGTAACATACAACCTGAAATTCATCTGCGGTATCAATAATACGGATACCCGAACGTGCTAAAGGCTGTGAGTCACTGGAAGACTTGTACACTTCAGCAATGAACAGTTGAGTACCATCAACATCACCTCTTCCAACAGTAATTGTTTTTTGACCGTTTTTGTCTGCCCATGCCGCCGTATCTTTGTACCATTTCACATAATAGTCTGATGCTTCATTTGCTCCGAGATATAATTTTGTCTGCAATGAAGTTGAAGTAATCTTACTTGTTAGCTGTTCGGTTGTGGCAAGAATGGCAAGATAATATGAACTTGCACCTATGTTTTGAATTACAATAGGTAAATCCTTTGTCAAGTTATACTCTACTCCGGCAACCGTAGCCACACACGAATAAATAAGAGTATCCCCGGCAATATTGGTCTTACTTGCTAAATTGGCAATAATCTTAATAGCTCCGGTAGTAGTATTCATTTGAAACTTTCCGGTGCTATCAGTCTTCCATCCGCTACTTTCCGCACCATTAAATTTTAATGCTACGCCATTGTATGTCCAAGTATGGTTTGACAATGCGACTGCCAGCCCATGCGATGAAATAACCTTCGGAGTTCTTATCGGTTGGTTTGCCGCTTTCGTCCAATCCGGCGATACGACTCCACTTTCAGCATCTACACCCTGAAACAGAGGTATTCCGTTATTGTCAAAACTAAGTGTCAAGCTATCATTCGCTCGTAACCGCTTGATGGTAATACTATTTTGGGCACTGTAATCATAAGCCATAATTCCATCCTCCTTCGTTTATAATGTTATTTATTTCCATGTTTGTATATGTTGTACCTCCAAGTATTTGAACGCGAGCTTCAAAATCACCTTCGAGGAAATCACTATTCATTATCTCTTTTTCATTGATAATGATAAATCCTTTCTTTGTCCTGTGTCCACTATCACTGATCCCAGCATTAGTGACCGTTTTGGTTTTTGCTACTACATATCTCATAATTATCAGTTTATGTAAACATTCCCACTTTTATCTGTATATTCTGTACCCGAAGCATCAGTCATAACTTTGAATATCGGCTTCTGTTCCGCTTCTACATATATATCAAGCCAATCATCAAGATATGTATTGCCAATTCCAGTACGGGATAATGTTATCACTGTTTCAGTTCCTTCATTATGTTGTACCCCGGTTAAGTTATCTGTATCAGTAAACCATACCATCTTTAAAATTGGGGCAGGAACCGGAACGATATTTCCATTGTAATGCACCATTACTTTATTATAGTGAGTTGTCTCACCCGGATTAATGGAAACTCCGCTTGCTGGTTCCACATCGAATTTGGGATAGACCCGGTTAATGGAAAACTGTTTCCTTGCTTTTTCTTTTCCACCAACATTTACAACCAAGAGAAAATCACCTTTTTCTATCAGCCTCAAATCCATAGTGATCTTTGTTGAGGTAAGAGTGATTATTTCATGTTTGGCAGTTGTAAGCTGTGTCAAGACACCACCACTACCGATACTGTATAAATTCAATGTATAACCAGAAGACAAAAGTGTATCTCCTTTATGTACAGATACAGAAATAGAGCGTTCGTATGCGTTTTCGTTCAGCGCAGCATTGCGTGCAGATGTTGAAGCCGTAGTCAAACCATTAGCAACTTTATAATCATACAGCAGCAAAGCATCTTCAAATGGATTGTACCGGATGATTTGGTCGTCTCCGATTGATAAGCTGTATTCATCTTCACTTTTATCTAC